TAGCACTGAAGCCCGATGCCCGCATGTTGGGCTTCATCTGGGAGCACCTGAAGGGCAAGGCCGCCCAGTCCTTCGAGCTGCCGACCGGGTCCGGTATCGAAAGCGTGGAAGTGACCTACCGCATCGTGAACAAATCCGCCGATGCCTAGCGTGATCCGGACCACGGTCGAACTCAGCCCCGTGCAAGGGCAGGCTCTGTCCTGTCAGGCGCGGTATCTGGACTGTGAAGGGGCGATCCGGTCGGGCAAGTCCTTCATCGGCTGTCACAAGACGCTCCAGTGGGTCAGCAAGCCCGGGGCGCACGTCCTGCTCTCGCGCTGGTCCGAGGGCGACCTGGACGCGCAACTCAAACCGATGTGGCGGGACATCGCCAAGGCGATGGGCCTCGTGCTGCGCTGGAACCCGCACGAACAGTATGACGAGGTGGTGCAGACCGGGAGCCGGGTCTACCTGCGCGGACTGAAGGCGTCCGAGGCCACGTCGCGCTACGCCAAGTTCCGCGGCTTGACCTTGAGCAATATCTGGGTCGACCAGCCCGAGGAAATCCCCTACGACGTGTTCCTGGAGTTGCAAGGCCGGTTGTCGCAGCCGGGCTATCCGCATCAGCTCCTGCTGACCCCGAACCCGCCCTCGGAAGGTCATTGGATTGCGAAGGAGTTCCCGGAAGACCTGAGCCAGCAGAAGCCCGATCATGCCTATCTGCGGTTCCGGTTGCGCGACAACGAGATCCACCTGGGGGCCCAGACCTGCACGGCCATCGAAGCGGCCTATCCCGAGGGTACGGCGCAGCGGCGGCGCCTGATCGATGGCCGGCGCGGGCTGGCGGCCCACGGCGACCCGGTCTATCGGGGCTACTTCGCCCGGGGCCTGCACGTCCAGCCGGTCGAGATGGACCCGCAAGTGCCGCTGCTCGAAGCGTGGGACTACGGGCACAGCCACCCGGCCGTGCTGTGGGGCCAGATGCTGCCGTGGGGCGAACTGCGGCTGCTCGGGGCCGTGATGGGGCAGGACATGTTCCTGCCGGACTTCGCCCCGCTCGCGCTGAAGTACCGATCCGAGTGGATGCCGAACGCGCTGACGGTGCAGAGCACGGGCGACCCGGCCGGGGAGCAGGCCAGCAACCAGGGCGCCCCGAAGCGGGCCGTGGACATGCTCAGGGAGTTCGGCGTGTTCCCGCAGCCGTGCCTGGGGGCGAACCATCCCGACCGGCGGGACGCGGCGATTCAGGCCACGGCGGGCTACATGCGCCGGCGCACGACGCGGGGCGAGGCGTTCACGGTCAATCCCCGGTGCATGCTGGTCAGCGCCGAGCGACAGATCCAGACCGAGGTGGTGGTGGACGGGCTCGAAGCGGGCTACGTCTGGGACGATCGGCAGTTGTCGGGGCGACTGAGTCCGTCTACGCGGGTTCCGCGCAAGGATGGCTGGTACGACCATCTCCAGAACTGCCTCGAATACCTCCAGCTCGCGTTCGGCATCGTGCAGGGCACGACGAAGGCGGCGGCCAAGACCGAGCAGCAGATGATCAAGCGCAGTCAACATGACGTCGACGAATGGGACCGGCGGCCGGCGACGGCCCGGCGGGGGGGCTACTGATGACACACACACGGCACGTTCAGACCGGCGGGCAGTTCCCGCAACTTCAGATCCCGAAACCGCCGCGCAAGGGCGGGAAGCACGGCAAGAAAGGCTGCTGACATGGCGAAGCCGGCCGACCCCTACGCGGTCACGTTGAGCACGGAGGACCGGGCCGATCTGGTGGCCTGGCTCTGCACCGAGATCAGCGCCGCTGCCGACACGCGCCCGACCAAGCTCTCCGATGTCGAGTACTGGCACACGCTCTACGAGCAGGGCCGGACCCGGTCGGGCAAGGCGGCGCCGTGGGCGGGCGCGGCCGACCTGACCAGCTACATTGCGACGGAGAAGGTCGATGCGTTGAGAGCCCGCATCATGAAGACCATCTTCTCGGACCCGGTCTACACCGTCGAGGGCTGGGGCGCGTCGTCGCAGCGGGCGCCGTTCGTCGAAGAGTTCTTGCAGTGGAAGGTCGAGGAAGGCGGGCTGCAGCGGTATCTGAGCGACGTCATTGACCTGAGCCTGAAGGAACCGCGGGGCGTGCTGGAGGTCTACGAGGACACGGAGACGCGCACGACGCGGCGCACGATCAACGCGGCGCTGGAGTTGACCCCGGACGGCCGCCCGATCCTGGACGCGGCGGGGCAGTGGACCTTCCAGACGGGCGAGGATGGGAAGTTCGTCGAGGTCGGGCAGGACGTGCCCTCGGCCGAGACGGTGGCCGATGCGCCCGAGCGGGTGCGGGTGGGGCCCGCGTTCCGCGTGGTGCCCTATCGGGACTTCCTCGTGCTGCCCGCCCATGCCCACGACAAGCGGGACATCTGGGGCTATGCGAAGCGGTTCACGCGGCGCTGGCTGGAACTGAAGCAGGCGGCGAAGCGGGGCATGTACGACCGGGACCAGGTCGAGGCCCTGACCAGTTCCCAGGACGTGTCGTCGGCGCAGACCCTGAGCGGGACGGCGATCCCGGTCACGACGGGCGCCACGCAGCACGACGTCACGGTCGAAAAGGAACTCTGGGAAGTGCTGTTCCTGTACGATTTCGACGGGAAGGGCTCGCGCTGGTACACGGCCACGGTGCAGGTCGACCAGCGGATCATGCTCCGGCTCGCGCATGACCATCTCGGCGCTCGCTACGTCATGTTCCTGCCCTACCCACGGCCGGGGCTGGCGTCGGAGGGCTACAGTCTGATCGGGCACAAGCTGCTGACGCTGATCGAGGAACACACGGCCCAGCGCAATACGATCGCGGATCGGTCGGCGTTGGTCGCGAGTGCGCCGATCAAGCGCCTGGAGACGGCGCTGTGGGATCCGGACGAGCAGCCGTTCGGGCCGGGGGCTGTGATCACCGTGCGCGACATGCGCGAAGTCGAGCCGATGGTCATCCCGGACCTGACGGCCCCGACCATCGACCGGGAGCGCACCACGCTACAGGCGTCGGAGCGGTTGTCGGGCATCAACGACGTCGCGCTGGGTCAGATCCCGCAGGAATCGCGCACGCTGGGCGAGGTCAACCTGGTGGCAGAGCAGTCCTTCGTGAGGATGGAGGAAATCACCCGCAACCTGCAGGAATCGCTGGAAGACCTGGCGCAGATCCTGATCAAGATCTGGCGGAACACGCTCGCGGAAGGGCCGGGTGTGGACATGCCCGAGCGGATGCTGCTGGGGCTGGAGGCGCGGACGCAGCCGATGACGGAGTACGCCAAGGGCACGAAGATCACGGCCGACATGCTGCAGGGCACGTTCCGGTACAAGCCCCGGGGCAGCGTGGAGACGGCTGACACCAGCCGGCAGCGGTCGGACTTCGTCCAGTTCCTGCAGGTCTTGCCGCAGTTGCTGATGGGCTGGCCGGCGCTGGGGGCGGCGATCCAGGGCAACCCGCAAGCGGCCAAGGCCATGCTGGCGCAGGCGATCCGACTGTTCCGGATCCCCGACAAGCAGGCGTTTCTAGGCGAGGCGGCCCAGTCGGCCATGCAACAGGCCATGCAGCCGCCCCCGCCCGCGATGCCCGGGGCCCCGCCTGTCGGGCCGGGCGGACCGCCGCAGGGCGCACCGGGGCTCCCAGGGGCCGTGCCGGGGATGCCGCCGGGGATGCCCACGACGACGCCCGCGCAGCCGCAGGCCGGGGGGCCGATGGCATGACCGTCAAGGAAGAACTGGAAGACCTGGTCGGGTCGCCGGGCTGGCAGAGGGTGCTGGACGAGGCCGAGCGCGAGTATGGCACGGGCGGGGCCGTGTTCCGGGCCTACTACGCGCAGACCGAGGGCCGGAGCAACGTGGAACTGGGCGAACATCTCCGGGCGCTCCTGAAGGCGCAGGAGGCCGTCCGGCGCATGGTGCGCTGGCCCGTGAACGAACTGAAGCGACTGGAGGCGCAGACGCGATGATGCAGCCGGTGGGACGGAAGATCCTGGTGCAGCCGATCGAGCCGGAGGACGTGTCCGAGGGCGGGATCATTCTGGTGCGGGATGGCCGCGAGCCGGACACGCTGGGGCGGATCGTGCAGATCGGGCCACAGGCCGGGCGGCGATGGGCGGAGGGGGTCACGGCCCTGCGCGAGGTCGTGTCGACGGCGATGGCGCTGACCGACAACACGGACCTGGCTGATCGGGCCCAGTGGGTATGGCACGGCACGGCCGGGCTGGTGCCCGAGGTCGAGTTCCACGTTGGGCAGACCGTGATTCTGCCGCCGGACCGGGGGCATGAGATCGTGCTGGACGGCGTGCGGTATCTGCTGGTGCAGGACGAGGACATTCTGGCGGTCTTGGACGACGAACTGGAGGACGTGACACATGGCTGATGAAGGGCTGTCGCCGGGATCGGTGAGTCTGGAACCCGGCGAGGCGCAGGAACCGCTGGCCCTGCCGGTGCAGGCACAGGCCGAGACGCCACCGGCCGCGGTCGACGACGATGACGCCGAGGTGCCGCCGGGGCAGACCATGATCCCGCTGGCCGTGCTGCAGGCCACGCGCGAGAAACTGAAGTCCCTGAAGGCGACCACGGGCGAGAAAGACGCCATCATCGCCGGGCTCCAGGCTAAGGCCGACCGGGGCGAGGCGATCGAGGGCAATCTGCGGCAGATCGCGCCGATTCTGCAGGCGCTCAGGGAACGCCCCGAACTGATGCGGCAGATCGAACGGCCTGCGGCCGAGGATCCGGGGCCGCTCAGTCCGGCCGAGGCCGAAGACTACGCCCGCACGCTCGAGCTGTACGACGCGCAGGGCCAGCCGGACGTGAAACGGGCACAGCGGGCCGCGAAGATGCAACAGCGCATGGCGAACGAGGCCACGCAGCGGGCCACGCAGCCCCTGATCCAGCGCAACGCGCAGACCGAGGCCGCGTCGGTGCGGTTGGCGGCCCTGACCCGGAACCCGGACGTGGACGCGAAGACGTTCGACGAGATTTGGCAGCATCTGCCGCCGGAACTGGTCGTCCAGAACCCGCAGGGCATCTCCGAACTGGCGATCCGGGTGGCGCGCGGGTCGTCGCCGCGGCAGGCCGCGCCCCTGCCGGTTGTGCACACCGAGACGCCGGGCGGGCGCAGTGTCACGTCGAGCAGCCTGAATGACCTGGATCGGCGCATGGCGCGTGAAACCGGCAAGACCCAGGCCGAGTTCGCCAAAACCAAGGCCCGCTACAACCCGAACGGCCCGAACGTACTGGAGGATGCCTGATGCCACGTCCGAAGAACACACCGCACGAGGACGGCGAGACGCCGGCTCCGAAACGTCGGCCGAGTATCACGGTGCAGCGGCGTCTGAAGAATCCGCTCGGCTCGCCGTCCGTGGTCATTCCGATGAAGGACCGGGACATGGTCGTGCGCGTCGTGGACTCGCTGCTCCGGGCGGGCCGGGTCGCCGAGATGCGCGCAAAGGGCTGGGAGCTGGTCGACCCCGGGGACATCTCGGGCAACCCTGAGGACTTCGGATTCGGCCTGCAAGATGGCCGGGTCGTGCGCGGCGAGCGGGGCCGGGACGTGCTGATGAAGATGCACCGCGAGGACTTCGACGCGATCCAGCTCGGCAAGGCCCGCGAGAACACCAAGGGCCTGGGCGGGAAGAAGGCTAAGTCGGCCGTGGTCGAGGACGTGGCGCGCCTGGCCCCGGACGGGCAGGGCGACGAGGCGGCCGACTTCGTCAACCGGACGCTGACCGTGCATGACCAGCGCGCGCCGGAACCGGGCCTCGAAGAGCCGCAGCCGTAGCGGGGCTTGCGCCGCGTGATAGACTGATCGCATCGGGGGGCCACGGGTGCAGGAGGTCCGTGGCTCCCGGCTCGCTGGCCTCCTGCACGGTTCGGGTTCGTCGCGTACCTGCGGAAACCGCGACACAGGCCGCCGCTGTCTCGGGCGTGTCGGATCGGGCATGGCACGGCTGCACGCCCGGTCGGCATCGGATCAGCCACCTGATTTCCCGTTCTCGTTCAGGAGGCTCAGTACATGGCACAGTGGACACTCAACGCGGGCAACTACTTCCGGCCCCTGCGGAAGTACGAAGCCTCGCCGCGGATTCGGCATTTCCAGTGTTCGACGGCCGCGTCGACCGCGACGATCACGGTCGGGCAGGTCGTGACGAACAACACGGTGGTCAGCACGGGCGGGTTCCGCATCGTGCGCGCCCCGTCCAGCGGGGGCACCGGCGCCAACCTGCTGGAGGTGGCGATCACCTCCCTCATCGGCATCGCGGCGGAATCGGATGCGTCCAGCGGCTCGACGGCGGGCCTGTCGGATCCGAACGTCCGCAAAATCCCGGTCTACCTCGCGGACGGCGCGACGGAATGGCTCGGCTGGTGCAAGGGCAACGGCGTCATCGAATCGACCATGATTGGTCAGCAGAAGGCGATCATCTTCGACTCGACGCTCCACACGTTCTTCATCGACTCGACCAACTCAACGGCCGCGCTCATGGCCGTCACGATCACGGACGTGCCCGACTATTCACTCGGCAGCACCAACGGTCCGGTGGTGTTCCGGTTCTTGTCCAGCATGGCCTCGCCGGTCATCAAGTAAGGGAGCAGGACCATGCCACAGACCAGAGGACAGTTTCCGGAACTCTACGACAACGTCGACAAGATGATCTTCACGGTCATGTTCGACGCGCAGAAGGAACTCCCGGCCATTTGGCGGGACATCTTCTCGATCAAGACCTCGGACCGCAAGTTCGAGCGCGTGATGAGCGTCACGGGGATGCAGGACGTGCCGGAGAAGGGCGAGGGCGCCCCGTACACGACCGACATGATCACGCCGGGCTGGACGAAGGACTTCATCCACACCGAGTTCGGGATGATGTTCGAAGTCACGGAGACGGCGCTCGAAGACGACCAGTACGACCAGCTCAGCCAGTACGCGCGCTGGATGATGCTGAGCGCACGGATCGTCGAAGAGAAGCGCGCGGCGCTGCTGTTCAACAACGGCTACACCACGGAGTTGTCGCCGGACGGCGTCTCGATCTTCAACTCGGCGCATGTGCTGAAGGCCGGGTCGAACGGGCGCAACCAGCTCTCGACAGCGGCCGACCTCTCGGCGACGTCGCTCGAAACGGCGCTGATCGATCTGCAGACCGAGACGAAGGACGAGGCGGGGCACCTGGTGGCCCCGATCAACTCGCTCACGCTCTACATCCCGCCGGCCCTGGAGTTCGTCGCCGAGCGGATCCTCAAGTCCACGCTGCGCCCCGGGGTGGCCGACAACGACGTCAACGCCCTCAAGCGCCGGACGTGGAACATCGTCATCAACCCGTACCTCACGGACACGGACGCCTGGTTCGTGCTGGCGTCGAACAAAAACCAGCACGGGTTCACGTCGTACACCCGCGTGCCGATGAGCATGAAGCCGCGGCAGATCGACTCGCGCACGGGCAATCTGCTGTACCCGATCCGGTTCCGCCGGTCGTGGGGCGTGAAGATGTGGCAGGGCGCGTTCGGCTCGGTCTGGGCGTAGTGATTCAAGCGTGACACGTTGGGGATCGGGTAGCTCGTACACGCCGAGCTAAGCAGCCTACAGGCTTGCCCGGTCCCCGCTCTGTAGGAGTCTGACATGGAAGCACGAAGCACAAGCGCGATTGGGTTCGTCCACTTCGGGGGCGACCTCGCGGCGGGCGTGAATGACGGCATCGCCGTCCATCTGCGGTCGGCGTCGACCGGCGCGGCGGCGATCATCGAGCCGCTGTCGGACAGCGACACGGCCGCGCTGACGGTGCGGGCGAAGGGCGCGGCGGCGCTGACGCTGGGCAATTCGAGCAACACGATCACCTTCGCGGGCGGGTCGTTTGCGCTGAACAGCACGGCGACGAAGATCGGCACGGGCAGCACGACGGCGTTCGTGCTGGTGCAGAAGTACACCGTAGAGTTCACGGAGCCTGCCTGCGCGGCGTCGACCTGTGTCATCAGCACCTATGTGGTGACGGGTCTGACGACCAACAGCAACCTGATCTTCACGCCCCGGATGCCCGTGACGCCGTCGTACGCGTATGCGGCGCGGTGCAGCACGGCGAACGAACTCTGCATCACGTGGACGAACGTGTCCGGGTCCACCAACAGCGGATCCACCAACCGGGGCACGCTGCTCGCGTTCAACTACGTGTAAGGAGGACGCGATGCCGTATTCCGAATGGTCGGCGAAGTGGACCTGGGTGGCGGCGGCCACGACGGGCGCCTCGACGCAGGTCGAGCAGGTCCGGGGCCGGGTCCGGCAGTTTACGTTCGGGTTCCAGACCGACGCGGGCTGTACCTGCACGGTGCAGATGCAGGCCGCGCCGGAATCGACCGGGCCGTGGGCGAACCTGATCGCGGCGG